GGAAAGGAACACAGATGGCAGAACAGGTAACAGTCCACCAGGCACTAAGTAAGGTCATGGGGGACGTTCAGGCGGTCAAGAAGGACAGCAAGAACCAGGCCCAGCGATTCAACTTCCGTGGCATCGACGCGGTAATGAACGCGGTAGGGCCCGCACTACGCAAGCACGGAGTGACCATCCTCCCCGAGGATGTGGAAGTCCACCGCAGCAACGGAACCACAGCAAGCGGAAAGCAGACAGCCGAGGTGGTCGTCAAGGTCACCTACCGGGTCTACGGCCCAGCTGGGGACAGCATCCACGGGAAGGTCGCGGCCGAGGCAATGGACTTCGGTGACAAGGCGATCGCCAAGGCGATGAGTGTCGCCTACCGGACGTTCCTCCTGCAGGCGCTCACCATTCCCACGGATGAGCCTGACCCGGACAGTGAGTCCTACGAGAGGGGGGTTCCCAGCGGAACAGGGGTCTCCCAGGAGAGTAGGGCCTCCCGGCGGAATACCCCCCTCCCAGCGGAACAGGGGGTTCCCAAGAGAACAGCCGCCGAACAGTGCAGAGCGATACTTGACGGTTTCTGCTCCATCCACCAGCTGGACGGCGACAAGGTCCGTGAGGAGTACTTCGCGGCCGGAGGCAAGGACAACCCTGACATGCTCAGGGCGTGGCTGGCACAGAACTACGGGGCAGGGAAGGTCCAGTGAGCAAAGAGAACGCACTCCGCAGGGCGGCCATCGCGGCACACGTCGCCAAGGTGGCCTCCCAGGAGAAGAAGAAGGCCCTCAAAGAGCTCGAGGAGTACATGGCGCCGGGTGACACATCCAAGCCGATGATCGATGGCCTGCAGGTGGGGACGGTGAGCGTAAGTGCACCGCAGCCCCGCTACCAGGTGGTAGACGAGAAGGCCCTCGTGGCCTGGCTCGAATGGAACAAGCCCGACGCCGTACACAAGGTGCCTGCCCCCTGGTTTGTTGCCGCCGCAGCACTGGATGGGTTCATTAAGCAGACCGGGGAGGTCCCCGATGGTGTTGAGGTCGTTCAGGGTGACCCCCGCATCTCGGTGCGCATCTCAACATCCCAGGAGGAAGCCATCCGGGAGCTCATCTCCACTGGGGACATCAGCATCCTCGAGATCGAGTACGGAGATGCATAGAAAGGGGGCTCCCAAGAAAACAGGCCCCTCCCAGGAAACAAGGGAGCTCGTGTACGAGAGAGATGGTTACCGGTGTGCCCGCTGCGGCAGGCACGCCGGTAACGGCCCCATGAGCATCCAGCATCGGAGGGCCCGAGGCATGGGTGGCACGCGCCAGCCGAACACGAACAGCCCCAGCAACCTCATCCTCCTCTGCGGGGATGGAGTGCGAGGCTGTCACGGTCACGTCGAGCAGAACAGGTCGGAGGCCCGTAAGGAGGGCTTCAACATCCCGCAGTTCGTAGCCAACCCTGAGAGCATCCCGGTCAAGTACTGGGATGGGAGGACCTACAGGCTCACCGACGAAGGAGGTAGAGAGTGCTTGGCCTAGAAGAGGTCACATACACGTACGCGACCATCACGTGCGACTGGCCCGCATGCACTAACCGCATCAACTTCACCCCAGGTCCACGGGATGCGCGTCGTGAACGCGCCGACATGTCCGCACTGTGCGACCTGGCATCAGATTGGGGTTGGCTGATTGATGACGGCCCTCACCCAGAGATTATCTGCCCCCACCACAATCAGAAGGAGATGAAATGACTACGTTCACCGACATTGCACAGAAGATCACGCAGGACTGTAATCGCAAGGATGAGCGCCGCCTGCACATTATTGGGCGATGGCATGCCATGCTGGGGTGGATTCGAGTTGCGATCGTCGAGATCGAGGGACGCCAGGAAGACAGTGAAGGGGGCGAGAGCGAGATAGCCTACTGCCTCATGGACATTGCCGCTGGGGCTGTAGCCATTCTCCAGCAGGTCGGAGTGAGCGACCCGGCGGCGGCGTTCGTTGACGAGTATGCTAAGGCGTCCGCTAAGCACCCCGGAATGACGCTCGACAGCGATAGCCATACCGACGAGTCGCGTTTCTACGCATTGGCTGAGGAGGTCGGGGAGGTTTGCGCCGCTCTCACCTACGACAACAAGGCTGACACCGGTCACAACTCAGACCTCATCAGTGAGGTCACCCAGGTTGGTGGACTCGCCATCGCCTGGCTATCGCGATTCAAGGAGATGAAATGAGCGCTGACGATAAGGACATCCAGGACCGCCTAGAGCGGATTCGGACCCGAGTGGACAACTGGGAGCGGGGCGAGGGGTATCGACCTAGCGAATTGCCCCAGGATGTGCCCGTGCATGACGTCATCTTTCTCTTAAAGCACATCGGCGACCTAGAGGTCGAGGCCCGCGATAATGGTGTGGGGGAGGATCGACATAATGCCCCCCTCGAAGAGTGTGAGAGCTCTCGCTCGCGCGAATATACCGGTAACGGAAGCGACCTGCCCCCCGGCACCATTGTAATCGACTGCCAAGGCGACTCCTGGCAACGCGGCACCACTTCCTGGATATGTGCCTATGGGCTGATGGAGGAGTGCCTCCCTACGGTATGGGGTCCGTACATCATTGCCCACACCCCCAAGGAGAAGTCATGACCGCTATGCTCGCGGTGACGCTACTGATTGCGTTCGCGGCGCTCGTGTACGCAGTCTATAAGGGCGGCCAGTGCGAGGTGCTCGCCATGGAGAATGCGCGACTCCTTGCTTCGGCTCAGGGCTGGAGGACGGCTTACGAGAACGTGAGAGATGAGAACCGAGCTGTCACCCATCTAGGCGGTATTCGTGGCGAGGACTCGTAAGAGCGCCAAGGCCGCCGGGGCGCGGTTCGAGAGAGTTGTCGCCGACTACCTCGCCGAGGAGTTGGATGACGACAGGATCGACCGCGCCCCCAAGGCTGGAGCCAAAGACAAGGGTGACATCGCCAACGTCCGCATGGGCGACCACAAGATCGTCATCGAATGCAAGGATGTGGCACGCATGGACCTGCCGAAGTGGACGCGCGAAGCCCGGGTTGAAGCTGAGAACGCGGGCGCCCTCGTCGGCATCGTTGTCCACAAGCGACACGGAGTTGCCAAGCCTGGCCAGCAATGGGCTACAATGACACTCGGAGACCTCGCCAGACTCCTGAAAGGAAACCGATGAAAACCATCCCCGGCTACCTCAGTAAGAATGAGGCGGCCCACATGCTCGGCATCACCCGCCGAACACTCGACCGACACATCCAGAAGAGCAAGACACCCACCTTCCGATTCGTCGGAGACCCCACCATCTACGTCCAAGAACACGACGTCAAGAAACTCTTCTCACCCATCCGAAAGGCAAACTAACCATGGCATGCGACATCACCGTCGAAGGCAACCTCGGCCAGGACCCCGAGGTCAAGTACACGCAGTCCGGACAGCAGATCACCGAGCTCCGGATCGCCGCTACCGCATCCCGCAAGACCCAGGACGGCAGTTGGGAGGACGACGGAGACCCCCTGTGGGTCACTGCCTCCTTCTGGGGTGAGCAGCACGGACACCTCGCCGACACCCTCAAGAAGGGCGACAAGGTCACCGTGACCGGCCTCCTCATCCAGCGCGGATGGGACGGCAACGACGGCCAGCGGCGCACCAGCCTGGAGGTGAAGTTCCCCCGCTTCCGCGGTGTCATCCCCCGCCGCAGCAGCCAGCGGCAGGCATCCTTCAACGCCCCCAAGGGCGGCCAGCAGGGCGACCCCTGGGCCAACGCGGGCGCCCCCTTCTAAGTCGATAGTGCCTCACCTCAAACGCAAGACAACCCACCCCCGCTCTAGGGGGCAGGTCATCTGCGACGCCTGCTTCGCCCCAATCAGGCAAGGGCTCATGTACCGGAGGGACACCTGGAAGGATGGAACCTACCACTGGTCCCTCCGGTACTGCCCGGACTGCTGGCTCATCCTTGACGAGGTAGAAGCCACAACACACCCCACCTACGGCGGCCCAGGCGCCGAACACTACGAGCAATGGGCGGCCACAAACACGGAAATCAGCAAGGCTCAGGCATGGATGATGCGCGCATGGCCCAGCTAGAAAGGTACACATGGTAGACATCAAGCTCCACGGCACCCAGTGGATCGCCCGCATCGAATGCACCCAGTGTGGCATCACCCGCATCGAGCAGGCGCACCCGCGCACCAAGCCGTGGGTGGCAGTCGAATCGACCCTCAAGACCACGGCCCGCACCCTCGGCTGGAAAGTCGGGGCCGAGACCGCGACCTGCGGAGCATGCAGGAGGAAGAAGTGACCAAGAAGTGGCGATACATTGACGCGCGCTGCACCTGGAAGCCCCTCGCCCGCTACCTCGCATGGAAGTGGAGGCGGCAAGGTTACAAGACAGCATACGTCTCAGTTAGTCCTTGCAAGGCGCTCGTTGGGGCGCTAGACTATGACCATTCCGGTGAGTGACTCCGCTGGATGTGGGATAGGTGAACGGCCCGGGGATTGACCAAGATGTCTCCCCGGGCCGTTGCCATACTCTGGAAAGAAAGACAAGACACCAATGACCCCCCTTGATGAAGCGATCATCGAGAATGACCTCCTCCCCGAGGACCAGCGTGCCACTAACGTGGAGCTCGCCTCACGATTCAACACATCAGAGTCGTCCGTCCGCCGACACCGCGCCAAGCTCAAGCGCCGGGGCGCCCCTGACATGGGGCACGACGCATTCTTCAACGACGTGCCCGTGGACGCCATCTTGCAGCGAGGGAAGACCATCCGCCTCCCCGACGGCTCATACGAGAAGATCACCTGGAAGCCTGGCGCCGTCGAGATGGCCGAGGCGAAACACCTCTCCTTCGAGGACCTGGAGCCCGTCTTCCGGGAGCCCCTCATCTCTAAGCCGGCTCCGATCGTGAATGACGATAAGGACACTCTCGTCGTCTGCATGGCCGATTATCAGCTTGGGAAAACTGGGCAGGGGGGTGGCACGGAGGATACTATCCGCCTCGTGCGCCGGGCCATCAAGGATATCGCGGACGACATTCGCTTCCGTGGCCCCTATAAGCGCATCATCCTCGCGGACGTGGGCGACTCCACAGAGGGGTTCTGGAACGTCGCCAGCCAGGCCCAAACCAACGATCTGTCCCTTACGGACCAGATCAGGACCGTGCAGCGCCTCTACGCCGAAGCCCTCCAAGCACTCGCCCCCCTCTGCTCATCCCTCTACTACGTGGCAGTCCCATCCAACCACTGCGCCGTCCGCACCGGCCCCGGCAAGAACAGCCGAGCCAACGCCCCCGATGACGACTTCGGCATCATGATCTCCAAGAACATCGAAGACATCATCGCCGGGCGCCCAGGCTACGAGCACGTCACCTTCCACCGCCCCGAGAAGTGGGAGGAGGCCGTCACCGTGGACGCCGCCGACGGCACCCGCATTGGCTTCACGCACGGCCATCTGGCGGGCTCCCAGTCCAAGGTGCCATCCTGGTTCAGGGACCTCGCGTTCGGGCGCCGTAGCGGCCTCTACGACGCTAGGATCCTAGTCCACGGGCACTGGCACAACTTCGCCGTGAGCCAGGCCGGCGACGCCAGGTGGATCATCTCCTGCCCCTCCGCCGATCGCGGCTCCGACTGGTGGACGAACCTGTCAGGCGACTCCACCAAGCCCGCCATCCTCACCTTCGAGGCCCAGGGCGGGAACGCCTCATCCTGGGAGCTCTACTCATAGACAGGAGGTGAGTATGCGCTGGTATTGGGATGCCACACTCGGCAAGGCCCTGAGTGGCTGGAACTGGAAGCTGCATCACCTCTGGTGAGATAACACAAGGCCCCCGCTTGTAATCGACGTGATACAAGCGGGGGCCTTGTTCTACCCTCAGGCGACCTTGCGGATCACGAGGTCGTGGACGTAGAGAGTCGGGATCGGCGCCTCCAGCCATACACCCCACTCGTCACCCAGCTTCTCATCCACCTTCTTGGGCTCAATGTCGAGCTCAAGCACCTGATGCTCGCCCTTACGAACCTCCAGGGTGGTGATCTTCGAGCCAGTGTCAGCCTGGGCCGGATGCCCCTCCTCCTGGAAGCGGCGCACCGTATACAGGTTCGCCTGCCCAGTCTCCTCACCGAAGTTCCCGCCCGGGAACGAGTAGCGGAGAGTCATGTGCCACTTCCCGGCCGAGGGGCGCAGCTGCTCGAGGCCCGTGGAGAGAATCTGGTGCTGGAAGTCCAGTCGCACCCCGTCCCCGGTCTCGGCGGCGTTGATCTTCGGCCACTCGCTGATCGGGGGGAACAGGTCATCCGCGCGGGAGATGGCCCGCTCCGTGCGCACAATGACCGTGCCGAGCGGTGTGTCCGCCGGGACCGCCTGCCCCTTGTCGAGGCGCAGCACGCGGGGGAACACGGCCAGGTTCTTGGCGAGGGCCTGAGTCAACTCCTCGGCGTGCTGGGCGATGCGCTTCGTGGCCTCACCATCGGCCTTCGTCTGCTCCGCAGCGGAGCGGGTAGCCCGGATCGAGTCTCCCATCGCAGCCACCTGCGCCTTAGTCGCATAGGCGGAGTCGGCCCCCTCCTTCGTGAGCGCCTTACCTGCAACCACCTTGGCCTCTACAGCATCCGCTGCGGCCTTACCGGCTACCGTGCGAACCTGCTCCACCTTCACGTTGACGGCATCGACGTCAGCCTTCGTGGCCTTACCGGCAACCTCCTCCTTCGTTGCCAGCTTGGAGGTGTCAACCTGGGGCGCCCCGTCGTTGACCTTCACCCCCGACGCGCCAATATTGATGGTCACCTGCGACGGCAGGCACTGCCCCTGATTATCCTCTGACATGCGTCTCCTTACGCCTGGAACTCGATACTTGCGGGCACCTCACGGGCGCCATCCCACACTGTGATCGTGGCGGCCCCCTCACGTGCCCCATCCCACACGGTCACCGGCTGCGCCTTGGTGGGCGTCTCATAGATCTTCAAGGACGAGATTGCCGCACTGCCAGAATTAGTCGGGACACCGATCGACGGCAGCCACCGGGGGGCCGTACTCGCGGGGAGCTCAACCTCCGCCACCACCTTCGTCTGCCCCTGTGGGAGCGCGACATTAGCGATATCGAACGGGCCGTTGATCTTGACCTTGTTGTCGTTGAACCAGTTCACGCGCAGGTCAATGCTGGCGGCTGCGGCATCCTGGTAGTCGACCTCGAAGGTGAACCTGCGAGACCCCACAGGCATGGCTGCACTGTCGTAGGGTGTGGTAGACGCCCCTGCAGGGAGGGTCGCCCCGTCACCCTGCCGGACGCCCTTACTGCGCCACCACGCCCCCAGAACGGGGAAGATGCTATCTGCCACTATGCGTCCTTCCTGACGATGATCGTACCCGCCGGAGTGCCGGCCGGGATAGCCTCACGCTTACCAAGCGAAAGCACCTTAGGTCGCGTACGCAATTCCTCCACCTCAAGCTTAAGCGGCAGATAGCCCTTAAGCCACGGCACCACGAGCTCGAGGACGTGCTGCGACGGCGGGTTCGCGTAGGGGTTACCGACCGGCGCCCACTGGCCGCCCTGCTGCGGATCCTCGCGCAGCTGCCCGTCCGTGATGTACAGGTGGGCGATGCCAAGCTTGTCGGCCTTGTCGAACACGCTCCGGTAGTTCTCGCTGGTGACTCCGTGGACGACGGCCCACCAGCGGGTCGAGGGGTACGCCTTCATGTGGTCCGGGAGGATCGGGGTGCCCGGGTCTTCGACCAGGAACGCGGCGGCGTCCTTCTCGAACATCATGCACACGTCGAAGTCGAGCTTGCACATGTCCTCGGAGATGTTCGACCCCGAGTTGATGACGATGAGGAACTCTTTGCCGTACTTGGCCCTGATCTTGTCGATGAGGGACTTGTAGGCGGGGATGCGTCCAGCCTGGGCGCCCCAGCCGTTGATGGCTTCGTCGAGGAAGACTCCCTGGCAGACGTCCCCGTACTGAGTCTTCGCCTTCTCGACCTGTCCGAGGATGTACGCCTCGGTGTACTTGTCCACGTCCGGCACGTTCGCGCGCCCCGGGTCACCAGCCGGGAGTGTGGCGGCGAGGTACTGGGTCTTCACGTAGAACACGGCCCGCTTCGCCCCGGCAGCGAGCGCAAGCTCGGCCTGCTTCTTGAAGTCGACGTTGAACTCATCCCAGTTGCCGCTATTGCGGTTCAGGATGACGATACCGAGGGATCCCGCGAATTTCAGAATCTGCGCCCACTTCGAGGTCTTGCCAGGCTTGCCGTCCTCGTAGTAGTCGGGCCAGAAGTAGGTGACGGGGGAGTAGTAGCGCTCACCGGGCTTGAAGGGGGTGATGGTCTTGGACAGGGCGTCTACGCGAAGGGTTAGCGCGTTAGCCTCCTCCAGGGTCTCATACTGTGCCAGGAAGCGCTCTAGGTTCTGCTGCTGGACGAAGGTGCTGTAGGCGTCATCCCGGGTGATGTAGGAGGAGAGGTCTACGTGCCCGCCAGCCTGGGCCTGACTGAGCTCAGCCTTCGTAGCGTAGGTGGTGGCGGCCTCGGCCTTGGGGAGAGCAGCATCAGCGATGGCCCGGGCGTTGCGGATGCTGTCACCCATGGCGGTGGCCTGCACCTTCGTCGAGTAGGTGCTGGCCGCGGTGGCGGCGGTGAGGTAGGAGGAGAGCTCAGCCTTCGACGCATACTTGCCGTCCGCCGCGGAGGCGGTCACATACTGACCGAGGTCCGTCTTCTTGGCGTACTTGCCGTCAGCGTCCGTAGCGGTGACGAATCGGGAAGTGTCAGGGACCGTCGGGATAGACCCCTTCACGGCCTCCAGGGCAGACTTCGTAGCGTAGGTTGAGGATGCCTCATCCTTCGAGAGGGCAGCAGTGGCTGTGGACTTCACTCCCTCGATCTTCGCACCCAGGGCGTCGTCAGCCTGGCGCATCTCTGCCTTCGTGGCGAACCCAGACAAGTCAGGGGCTGCCTGCCCCCCGCCGCCCACCTGGGCCTGCGCAAGGGCGGCCTTCGTCGCATACGTGGAGGCCGCGTCCTCAGACTTGAGGTAGGCGCCGAGGGCCTCTTTGGTCGCATAGGTGTCAGCGACCGCCTTGCTGGTGGCGTACTGGGTGAGTTCACTCTTGGTGGCCGCCGCAGTGGCAGTGGAGTCGATGCGCTCACCGAGCTTCCGCTCAGTCGCCAGCGCCTCCTCCTTCGTGGCGTAGGTCGATGCAGCCTCAGCCTTCGGGAGAGCCCCATCGGCGGTGGCCTTCACGACTGATATGCGAGACGACAGGGCGTCATCCCCGCGCGTCACCTCCTCCTTCGTCGCCAGCGTCGAAGTATCCACCTGGCGTCCCTCAGACGCCTTGCGCAGAGCCTCCAGCTCCGCCTTAGTGGCGAACGTTCGGTCAGCCTTCTCCGTGCTGTACCATGTCAGGTTAGTCATTCGTCCTCCATGCGAGTACTCCATCCCCGACCTCGATGACGTCGGGGGCGTTGATTGCTTCCAGGGTGCCGTCACCAACGTCGCGGACACGTCGACCATCACGGTCGGACGGATCCTCCACTGCCACCCCGGAGAAGATGTCTACGAGATCAACCTCGGTCCCTGCGATGATTCGGGCGTCGATGCAGCGGGTGAGGCCGGTGTCGCCGGGGATGTTGACGCACACCCGGTAGTTCTGTTCCCCGTCAGACAGAGTTGATGGGGCTGCGATGTTCAGGAATGGGTCACCGTCGTGGTTGACGAGGATGCCGTCGGGGCGGAGTCGACCCCCGGCGTAGTGGGCTATGAGGGCGCTCGTGGCGTCAACCTCGACGCCCTTGTACTGAGGGAGCGGGTCAAACGTGACTGTCCCCATGCGGCCTAGGCCCTCAGGGCCGACCACCTTGCCTGTGATGCGTGCGTACCCCTGGTTCACGAACTCTCCTGACGCCGATTCGTTACAACCTTCACTCTATCAATCCGATCATGAAGGTTAGATACCTCATCGTAAAGGTGAGCTCTGTCAGTGCGCGCATCATTCCTGACGCCCTCAACCTGCCCCTCCAGGCCCTGGAGCCTGCGAGACTGGTCGCTCACGCTATCCCTGAGTGCCCCCACCACCTCAGTGAGGGCATCCATCTTGGAGGTCAGGTCATCGAAGCGCATATCTAGGTCGTCTCGCAGGTTGGTGGAGTGGTTGTTGTGCACCCCCTCGGATGCGGATTCAGCGGCGTCGGCTGCGCGGGCGACATGAACACCCAGGCGCTCCAGCCGCTCCTCATTCAGTGCCTGCTGTCTCTTAAGCCTACTTGCGAGGCGAGCAACCAGCGCAGCCAGCAGCGCGACCGTAGCCGCAATGAGATCAGGCGACGCGAGCATCTGGCCTATCGGCAGGACGCTATCTACTGGCTGCACTGGTCACTCAGCTCGCGTGACGGGGAGTGTACTCGACGGGTGCCGTGGCGATCGCCTTGTCCGTCTCCTTCGCGTCAGCGAGGGAGGTCAGGACGCTCGCCAGGACGGCGGTCGCAGCGATACCGAGCGCACCCTTCCAGTCAATGTCGAGAATGCCGACACCCACAACGAAGGTAGCAAGCAGGGACTGGGCGAAGGTCTTCACGGCACGGTCGAAGACGCCATACCAGAATGAGGCGCGAGCGTAAATGCTCATGCACTCACCTCTTTCAGGAACAACTAGGGGGCAGGACTTCCGCCCCGCCCCCTAGTTTACACTGCGTCAAACGCGGTCACATAAGCCGGAACGACCCCGGGCGCGAGCGGTTCAGCGCCTCCTGGAGGGCCGCCCACGTGGCCTCGCCAGGCTCACCGTCCACGTAGTCACCGAACGACCAGCCCGCAGCGAACCGGTTCCACATGTCCGGCGCGACTGGCTTCACCCAGCACCACGCCCAGTACTGGAAGACGCGCACCACATGGGAGTCCCAGCCTCGATCCTCGGCCAGCTTCCCCGAGCCGGTGAGCATCTTCTGGGAGTGCTCAGGGACCGTCTTGTTCAGGTAGCGGCGCAGGTTGGCGACAGCATAGAGCTCGTTGTAGCCAGGGGCAAAGACGTCGATGAGGCGCTGCATGGTCGCGGGACCATACTCGCCGTCCACCTCGAGCGCGCCCGACGTCGCCACAGGGGTGGGGGCGCCGGAGATGACCTGACCGCCGCCGATCATGCGGTCCCAGGTGGCCCGGTCGCGAAGCCGGTTCAGGTCGAGGGTTCCGTTGTAGCCGGGCAGGCGGCCGTCCTCCGTGTACTGGTGAATCAGCGGGGAGCCCCAGTAGGAGACACTCGGGACGGCAGGGTCACTGTAGGAGGTCCCGTAGTCCGAGTAGTCGGGGCCGCCCGCATACCAGAGGGGGTACTCGCGGGCAACGGCCGACCAGTCGTAGCCGTTCACGGCACTGCCGTTCATGTAGATGCCGGGCGTGGAGCCGGTCATCCCCTTCACGGCATCGAGGAAGGTCTTCGCCCAGCCAGGCCCCTGCTCGACCGCGTTCGCCTCCCAGTCGAGC